TAAAACTCATTCGTCTGTCTGCACAAAACTCTTCTGCAGCTTTCCATTTTGCTTGGTTCACTGCATAGGTGGCAATCTCGTTAAGAAATTTTTTAGTTTTACGTTTCTGTTCTTTAGGTGGTAGTGTCTGTTTCTTAGGTTTAACTTCGATAATTTCACGTATCGATTGTCCCCTAGTGTTCACATACTTTATATAGAAGTCAGGAAAGTATCGATGCACCCTTTTATCAATAGGTGAACGATACGGTATGATGATTTCTTCACTTCCCCACTCTATGATAGCAGGATTGTTATCACAATAGACCATAAACTTACGTTCCCATAGAGAACGATAAAAGATTTTAGTAGGGTCTCCTTTGTATTTTTTATAGTTCTTCGGTTTGAACTTACCACTGTATGACATAAATAACTGTAAACTCTTTAGGATTATTTATATGTCATTCATTGATAAAATTTTAAGTAAAGTAAACAAGGCAAAGTCTGCACTCAATTCAGTCAAAGGTATTGAGAGTAAAATCAAAAGTCTCAACTATAACTCAGTTATTGACCAACTGGGGGAACAAGCACGTGAGGCAAGAGATAAATTAGACGAAAGAAGAAAAAGTTTAGAAAGTCAAATATCATCCTCTAATTCTTCAAAAGGATTCTCAAAACAAAACCCTGCATCATCATTTGTGGATTTACAATATCCTTTAGAGGATTTAGACAATTGGATTGTGTTCACAACACGTCCTCGTAAAGCACGTGGTGCTGGTAGGAATGCAAATTTACTTTCAGGTAATGAACAGGTTGAAATAAAACTATATGTCCCTGATACTTTGTTGTCTCAATCAAATGTAACTTTTGCTGCTAAAGGACAAAGTGCTATTGCATCTGCTATTAAAGATGTTATTGATACAGGACTTAATTCGGACACTTTAAAAAATGCAGGACAAGAAAGTGCAAATGTTATCAAAGGTGCTGCACTAAAAGCAGTTGATTCTCTAACTGGAGGAATGACACAGATAACTGAAGGACGTGCAGTCAACCCTATGCAAGAACAAATGTTAGATGGTGTTGGTTTTAGGTCATGGAACTTTACATATGATTTCTATCCTAAATCACAGGAAGAAGCACGAATGGTAAATAATATTTTATTTGCATTTAGAACTGCAATGTTACCTGATACCTTCTCTGCAGCTGAAGGTGCAGACACTGAAAACTTTTTTAACTTTCCAAATGTATTTGACGTTGAATGGGAAGGCCCAATTGCAAATAAGATAGATGGATTTTTACCTATGGTGTGTTCAAAAGCAGATATTGACCATACTGGTGGACAGAAGTTCTCCACCTTTGTTGATGGACAACCAATCAAATCAACACTTACACTAGAGTTTTTAGAAATCAAAATTCTGTCTCAAGAAAACTATGTTAGTATCAGTCCGTTTAAAGACGAGTTCGATAACATCACTCCAGGCAGAAGTCAATTGGATGATACAACAAGACAACAAGCAGGAGATGATGGGTAATGGCAAACGAATTATTTAAAAACTTTCCTAAGATAGGTTATCAATTAGAGAATGGTAAGTATATTACTATAAGAGACTTTTTTAGAAAGTCAACTATCGAACAAAGTGCAATTAACAATATCATTGATTATGAATATTATGAACTAGAAGATGGTGAGAGACCTGATATTGTTGCAACTAAGATATACGGTAACGGTGATTTACACTGGACATTTTTTTTAGTTAATGAGTTTTTAAACTATAACGACTGGTATAAAGACACTGAAACTTTTGATTTGTATATCAAAGACAAATTTCCAGGCCAGTATCTTCTTGTAGATAATGTATCAGACATCATAAACCAAGACAAAAAATTCCTCTTGGGTGAACAAGTTACTACTCCTATTGGAAATGGAAGAGTGTTACAGTTACAACCTACATATAAAAGACTAGGTGTAACTAATAACACTAAGTGGAGAACTGGAGACACAATCACAGGTGGAGTTAGCGGTAAGTCATTTGTGATTGGTAACATTGTGGATATGAAAGATGGGGTATCACACTATGTGAATTCAGAAGGTCTTAAAAAGAACTTCTTTGAAAATGGTTATACTTCAGTATCTAACCTAGAACATGAAATAGAACACAATGAGGAAAAACGTAAAATCAAAATCATTAGACCTGAATTAATCAATAGAGTGGTAAATGAATTTGAACGTTTAATGTCTAATTAATGGAACAACGAAATTTTAAGCCAGGTGAATTTGTCATCGAAGCATTGACTCTTGTTAATGCAGATGGTGATTCTAAAAATATAAAAACACATTGTACTGGTTTTACATTATTTGAAAGTATCTTTGATAAGTTTGTCTCTGCAGAATTGGCAATAGTTGATGGTGATAATCTTCTTAGAAAGTATAAGATATGTGGACAAGAGTATGTTAGATTATCACTCCGTGGAAAGGAAGGGGTTGGTGAAAAAGCAGAAAAACAATTTTCTATAGACAAAACGTATAGAGTATTCAAAGTATCTAACAACAGAAGAATAGATGATAAAACACAATCATATGTTTTACATCTTTGTGAACCAAGAAATTTCTTCATTCAAAAACAAAGAATAAGCAAATCATTCAGAGGTTCCTATTCATCCATGATTCTAAAAACTTTAAAAGAATTTGGAAGTATGAAAGATTCAGAAGTGGACTTTTGGGAATCAACACTACCTCAAAACATACAGTTCATATGCCCTAATTGGACAGTCAATAGATTTATAGATTACTGTGTAAACAATGCAGATAGGTCAGTCAATGCAGCTTGGAGAAACGGTTACTTTTTATTTCAAACAACTAATGGTGGATTTAGATTCATGTCGATAGATGAAATGTTTGAGAGAGAGTTTCCGTTATCATTCAATTACTATCCAAAGTCAGCAAGTGTTGATGCATTAGACACTCCTATAAATTCAGAGGGTGGTTTAAACTCTACTATTCTTGCATATGAAAAACCACAATTGTTTGATACTCTTCGTGGTCAATTTAGTGGTGCTTATTCAGCAACAGCAAAAGTATATAATCCTCTCAAAAAAATCGAGGAGGAACATCACTACGATCTTGGAACAACAATGAAACGAGGAACTCACCTTTCAGGATTTTCGTTAGTTAGATTAGATGACGAAGAGATAACCTTGGTTCCTGAAAATCAGATTGACCCTTTAGTGTCTCCACCCTCAGTTCCTAGAGATGCTGATTTTGCACCTAATAAAGCATTCAATAGTGTGGTCATCGAAGACTTTACCATGATGCATAACTATGGTGAAGCAGATGATATTACATTACCTGAAATTTTTGAAGGTAATAAAGTTGTAGATTCTGCAAAACTAGAGAGACGTGCATTACTAGAGATATTACAACAACATCAAATTATTGTTCAAATACCTTTTAGGACTGATATATCTGTAGGTACAATTGTTAAACTCAATATACCTGAAGCAGAAATTAAATATCCTGATGGTAAGATTAATAATGATTTAAATGACAATAGATATCTTATAACAGATTTAAAATTCGTAGGTAATCCACAGAATCTTAGTGGAGTTATTAACATGGAATGTGTGAAAGAAAGTTTTGCAAAAGATATTACAGCATACAAACCTTTAGAAACAACAGTTACAGGTAGTTTATAATGGAAACCTTTTTTGGAATAGTAGAAGACAGACATGACCCTCTCAAAGTAGGTAGGGTTCGTGTACGTATTCACGGTATTCATACAGACAACAAATCAGAGATTGCAACACCTGACCTTCCATGGGCTCATGTAATTCTTCCAACTACTGCAGGTGGTTTATCAGGTATCGGATTTAACTCACACGGTCTCGTAGAAGGTGCAACCGTATTCGGTTTCTTTAGAGATGCAACCAAACAAGACCCTGTAGTGTTAGGAGTGACAACAGGTATCACTACAGATGGATACAAACAAACAGTTGATGGTACTATTCTATCTCGTAAAGTAGACAAAGGATTTAATGACCCACGTAGATTAAAAACAACAGATTATGATGGTACAGAAGATGGTGTAGCACCAACCTCTGCACCAAACAGGTCATGGGGGTTGACATATGCATTGGACACTGCACCTAAACAACCATCAATTGAAGGAAGAGTTATCAAGTACGATGGAAGTGGTTCGACAGTTGACCATGCAGAAATTAAAGAGGATGAACTTCCATATTACCCACTGAACTTTGAAGAATCAGACATATCAAAGTTTGCCCGTGGTGAAGGTGACTATAGTGTCAGAGAGATTAACTCTATAAAAGGTATGGAACACTATCCAAACTCACCTGCAAATCCATTGTACCCATACAACAAAGTTTTACATACAGAGTCAGGACACTTAATAGAAATAGATGACACATTCGAAGCGGAAAGACTTGCAATCGAACATAGGTCAGGAACTTTCACAGAGATACACCCTGATGGTTCTGAAGTCCATCATGTAGTGAATGACCACTACCATGTTACATGTAAAAACCAAGAAGTCTATGTTGGTGGTAATGTTAATGTACGTATTTTAGGAAATGCCAAAATCCACGCAAATGGTAATGCAGATGTGACAGCATACGGAGACGGTAAGTTTGACGTATCAGGAAAAATGGATATCAGGTCAGGTAAAGACATGAATCTCACTTCTGCTCGTAATATCGTATTAAGTGCAGTGGAAGTGAAGATGAATTCATGACAGTAGAACCTGCAAAAATAGAAATCCCTACAATAATTCCTTGTCCTGAAGGGGATCTCTTCAATATACCCACAAAGGCAGACCTTGTCAATGCATTCAATCAGATAGGTCAAATCCCAAGTAAACTTGAAGCAAAACTTTTAGAGTTTAGAACAACCAGTGAAAGAGAGATTGGTGAACTTTATCAACAACTCAAAACTGGTGAAGGATTAACTGATGAACAACGTCAAGATATCTTAAGTGCCATTGCAACTCAAGAATCTAAAGTTGCAACCATCTTAACTACTATTTTAGTAATAGATGAAACTATTAAGACTATCAGAGACTTAATGGAAACTATCGAAGATGCATTAGAACCTTGGTGGAATAAAGACCAAAATCGTAACTGGCAAAAAGAATGTAATGATGCAATCACTAAAATGATGGCAGAGTTTCATTTGTATATTCCTATTAAGATTGCAGAATTTGTTAAGAAGCACTTTCCTATCAACTTCACAATTACATTTTTTGGTATCACCATTGATATGCTTGAACTTATTACATCACCTGATTATAAGAAATATCTCAAAGACCAAATTGCAGGTTCAGAGATAGTAAAACAGATTATAAGTGTTAAAGAAGATATTGAAAAGTTAGATGAAGAACTCAACAAACTAAAAGAAGACCCACAATCACTAAGTGCTGAAGCAGAAGCAAAACTCTTAGAAGAAAAGGAGAATTTAGAAAAGACAATTGGTGAGCTCACACTTTCAAGACTAGAGTTTGTTGATAAAATTTATCAGTTATTACCTGACCACTGTAAAGCATTTGATGGTGAGTTAGGATTAGAAGACGTTGATGCAAAAGTTGAACAAGCATTTCAATGTATCGAATTAGAAATAAAAGACTGGATGTTGAATTGGCATATAAAAGCATTTGCAGCACTTATAGATTTGTTTGACGAGATATGGGACTTATTGGGTTTACCTGACTTACCATTGAGTGAAATTAATGATGTATTAAGTTTAGATATAAACGAACTCGTTGATAAAGCAGTACAGTATATCAAAGATGAATTTGATAAAACAAAACTAGGTATTCAGAAAAAAATAAATGAAATTGATAAACTAATTGAAGATAATCCTGATATGGATATCGCTGCAAAGGAAGAGTTATTGTTGGAGAGAAAAAAACTTGAAGATGAACTCTTCAAAGAGATGAATGAATTTAGACAAAGGATTAGGGATGCAATACTAGAACTTTCAATTTTTGGAATGACAGTAAGAGAAATTATTGGTGATGAAATTGATACAACAGTGAAGTCAATTGAACAAGAGATTGCAGAGTTTAAACTTGCATTACAAGACTTTAAAGTTAACTGGGCATCTAAACTGTTTTGGGCATGGGTCAAACTTATTAAAAAGTTCTTAGATAAAATAGGATTAGGTATAATATTCCAGTTCCTTAATTTAACATTCTGTGATTTCCTAAAAATGGTTGGACTACCTCTCGGTATTAGTTTAAATCTTCCTGATTTTGGTGAGATTGATGGTAATCCCATTGCAGATGTTGTTAGTACAAAACCAAAAGTAACTGTAAGAGGTGCAAGTATAGACGAATCACTAGACGAAACGTCTTTCAAAGCAAATGGTTCTCGTGTCGATTTCCCAACAGATGGTTCAGGTAGTAATACATATGTCTTCATAGATGGGGTACGTCAGAATCCTAATAAATACATAGATAATAAAGATGGAACTATAACATTCAATTCTGCACCAACAAATGGAATTGTTTCTGTATTCCTCTCTAACAAATCATTACCTGTGTTATAAATAGTTACATGGTAGATTACGTAAAGTCAGAAGGCAAGACAATTGCCACCAAAACTGCATATGCAGACTTGGATTTAACCTTTAAACCTCATCCGATTACAGGTGATATTACACTTCGTAAAGATACGGATGCAGTTAGACGTGCTGTTAGGAACATTATACAAACGAATAAATATGAAAGACCCTTTAAACCTAACTTCGGTGCATCAGTAAGAGATAATCTATTTGAACTAAACACCACTAGTAAGGTTAAAAGACTTAAGAACAAAATCAAAGAACAAATCGAAAGATTTGAACCTCGTGCAAGAGACGTGGATGTTTCTTTTAATGCATTGAGTGATAATAATAAATTAGACGTAACAGTTTTCTACAGTATAGTTAATGGACTAAGGGGTCAACAGATAAACTTCACAATTACTAGGGTTCGATAATGGCAATAGACAGTTCAAAAATTAATGTATCCGATTTAGACTTCGATGAGATTGCACTTAATCTCAAGTCTTATCTAAAAGGTCAAGAGAAATTCAAAGACTATGACTTCGAAGGGTCAACAATGTCTATGCTTATTGACTTACTTGCATACTCATCACATATCAGTGCAGTAAACACAAACATTGCAGCTTCAGAGTTATTCTTAGACTCTGCACAAATTAGAAAGAATGTAGTGTCACGTGCAAAGGACTTAGGGTTTACCCCTGCATCAGAAAAATGTTCTTCTGCAATTGTAGATATTAATCTAAGAAATGTAAGAAATCCTGATGGGTCATCACCATCAACTACAGATATGATTCTTCAAAGGGGTGCTATCTTTAGTACTTCATATGACGGTACAACTTTTGAATATGTGGTTCCTAGTTCAGTAAGACCACAACAGAACAAAACAAACTATTTCTATGCAGATGTAAACCTAGTACAAGGTCAGTATGTAACTGACAAGTACATACATGATAATCAAATACAAAATCCAAAGTATGTGTTATCAAATAGTAGAGTTGACAAGTCACATATCACAGTTACTGTAGATTCAAATGGTGATATAGAAACCTACACTTTGTCTACAGATATCTCAAACATCAACACTGAATCAAGAGTGTATTATGCTCAAGAGAACGATGAACAGTTTACAGAAATTTATTTTGGTGACGGTGTATTAGGTAAGAGATTAAAAGACGGTGACCTCATCACTGTAACTTATATTGTGGTAGATGAAGAACATGCTGATGGTGCAAACATCTTCAACATGCAGAGTGGTATCAACGGTTTCTTTGATTCAATTATAACAACTAAACAGAGTTCCACAGGTGGTGCAGAGAAAGAATCAATCGAGTCTATCAAGTTTAAAGCAAATAAATTCTACACTTCACAAAACAGACTAGTGACACTTAACGACTATAAAGCAAAAGTATCAGAGTATTATCCAAATGCTGATGCAGTTGCAGTATGGGGTGGTGAAGATAATGACCCACCTGAGTATGGTAAAGTGTTTCTTGCAATCAAACCAAACAATGCAGACTATCTATCAGACACAGAAAAGAAAACAGTAGTAGACAAATTAAAGGCACTAAACATTTTAACGGTAAGACCTATTATTGTTGAACCTGAAATCACTAAGATTCTACTCACCACAACATTTAAGTACAATGCGAAGAATACTGACCTATCGGTAGGTGAATTAGAGAACATAGTGACTAATGCAATCAATCAGTTTGATGCAACAAACCTAACTAACTTCGATGCAGTGTTTAGACATTCAAAACTATTACAAACAATCGATGCATCAAATACTGCAATCCTCTCTAACACAACTAATGTTAGATTGAGAAAGGATTTAACTGCAAGTATTAACACAGAGAAGGGATACACTGTAAACTTTGGTAATTCATTGTACAACCCTCATGACAATCACAATAAAGCAGGTGGTGGTGTTGTATCATCCACAGGTTTTAAGGTACAAGGTGATTCTGTAAATACACAATACTTTGACGAAGATGG